CGTTGGCCTAGCGGAACTCCGCACGAAGACAAGCTTTCTTTTTGCGGCGCACCTAAGCTCGAGGGTTACCCATACTGCCTTAAGCATTGCCACACCGCCTACAGCAACTTCGAAGAAGCACAGAAAAAGAAGCAAGCCAACAAAGGAGAACGTTGATGGGCGCTGGAGCAGACATGCTGTCGGAAACCCTTCAGGTAATAAGAAACCGGGGTGCGAACTACGGGCCTATTAAACCGAACCACGAGCGCATCGCAGCCCTATGGTCTACGCTGCTGGAACATCCGGTAACCCCTGTTCAGGTTGCCATGTGTATGGTTGGTGTTAAGCTGGCACGTTTGATGGAGACGCCCGACCACGTTGATAGCGCCGTGGATATTGCGGGTTACGCGGCATGCATCAGGGAGTGTCAGGGAGACGCAGGATGAATACCGAACGGATTCTTAGAGAAAAAGCGAAAGAGCTAGGGTTGGAGTATCTTGGTTTGGAGAACCGCAGCAAGCACGCGCGTATGTCATTCAGGAACCGAGAAGGTAAGGTCCTTGTTACGACAACGCACTACACGGATAGAGAAAACCATAACATCAAGAAAGACATATACAGGCTCAAGCGTTTTGCGGAGTGCGAGTATCTACCAACCATGCTTGTAGTGTAGGAGAACAAACATGCTAGAAACGAGCAGAGATTTTTTTGCGAAGCTACGCGAAGAGAACGCCTCTACGGAGAAGTATATTGACGCTGTGTGGGCGTTACGGTACCCCAACCCACCACCCAAGTCGTCATCCGGCTGGCCTTACACTAGCCTTCAGGCGCGGGCGGGGCTGGACATTAAGAGCAATCCGAAAGTGCGGGCACTGCGGCCATGAGCCAACGCGATAAACTATCTACTAAGGACAAGATCGAGGCCGCCCATATGCTAGAGTGGATGGTTCGCGCGGACGATGTACGATACCTTGAACACCATAAGGCTTCTATCGAGTTAATCCAGTATAACTTTGATAGGGGGATGTCCCGCAGCACGATGAATCGTATCTGGGGGCGTAGGTTAGTTGACGCTGTAGTAGGGCCTGAGGGGATAACCTTTATAAAGCAGGAAGAGACTAATGAACGTACGAAACCAAAACCTTGGACGCGCTAGGGAGCCGTTAGGCTGCTTCTTTGTGTTGTTCGCGCTTATGCTTTTTTGGGCCGCAATTCTGGGCCTCACTTTGTGGTTGTATTAACAATGGTTACGTGGTCCTACAGCAGCATTAAAACTTTTACCCAGTGCCCTAAGAAGTATTTTCATCTTAAGGTAGCTAGAGACGTTCAGGACGAAGGCGGCACGGCCACGATCTATGGACAGGAAGCGCATAAAGCTGCCGAAGAATACGTCCGTGATGGCACCCCTATGCCGGAGAGGTTTAAGTTTGTGGAACCCACGGTTGCCGCGTTTAACAATATCCCGGGAGAGAAACATTGCGAGCTAAAACTAGGCGTAAGAAAAACGCCAAACGGCTACGAGCCCTGCGGGTTTTTCGACAAGGACGTATGGTGGCGCGGCGTAGCAGACCTGCTGATTATAAATCGTGGCAAGGCTTGGCTGGCGGATTACAAGACGAGCAAGAGTGCGAAGTACGCGGACACTAAGCAGCTTGATCTTCTTACGGGCGCTACACTGCTGCACTTCCCGCAGGTTAAGCGGGTAAAGGCCGCGCTGGCGTTCGTGGTCAGCAACGAATTTATTAAGAAGAATTACGACGCCACCGAAAAAGATAAGTGCTTCTCGGTGTTTGATACTGAACTAGACCGGCTGGAGACAGCGCATAAGACCGGCGTGTGGAACGCAGTGTCCGGTCCCCTGTGCCGGTTCTGCCCAGTTATTAGCTGCGAACATAATAGGAGAAGATGATGACGGAAATTAATGAAGCCCCGAAAAAGTCTGGTTACAAGCTAATAGGACGCAAAGAAATCTTAGCACTGAGCAACAGAACTTCCGCGATGCCTTATGGGGTTTATATCGGGGAAGACGGCACGGAAACTTTGTTTAACAGGTGTTACGAACCAATCATTCAACGTGATGCTAAAGGTAAAAATATAGTCAAAGCTTCCGGTTGGATAGTGCACAAACATCAAGCGTGGTTTTATGACGATGCTTTCACAGGCAAAGCCCGTGTGCATATGGCTTCGGTGATTATGAAAGCTTTCTATTCCGGCGAACCACTGACCAAACTTATGATAAACAAAAGATAGGCAGGAGAAACTAATGCCGTATGTGAACAAACCTCGCCCCTACAAAAAAGAAGCCAAGTACGAAGACAGCCCGCAGCAGGTGAAGAACCGCGAGGAACGTAACGCTGCTCGCCGTAAGCTGATGCGTGAAGGTAAGGTTCACAAGGGCGACGGCAAAGACGTGGACCACATGAAGCCCGTGTCTAAAGGTGGCAAGAACAACGCGGGTAACCTCGACGTGCGCACGGCGCACAACAACAGGTCCTTCTCTCGCAACCCTGACCACACTGTTAAGGTCAACAGGCCAAAAAAGAAAAAGTAATGTCTATCCTAACTAGCTACCAATGGACCGGCAGGTTCAAACCCTTCGCCCACCAGAAAGAAACGTCGGACTTCTTGGCGCGTCGTAGGCGTGCTTTTTGCTTTAACGAGCAAGGCACGGGCAAGACCGCGTCCGTTATCTGGGCTGCCGACTACCTGATGAAGCAGGGTAAGGTTAACCGCGTCTTGGTTATCTGCCCCCTGTCTATCATGAAGTCAGCGTGGCAGCAGGACCTGTTTAAGTTCGCCATGCATAGGTCTTGTTCTGTCGCCCACGGGGACGCCAAGCAGCGCAAAAAAATAATCAACGCTGGTTCGCAGTTCGTCATCATCAACTTTGACGGCGTGGCTATTGTTAGGGACGATATTATCAAGGGTGGCTTTGACCTTATTGTGGTTGACGAAGCCAATGCCTACAAGAACCCCCAGACCAACCGCTGGAAGGTGCTACGAGAAGNAGCCGAAAAGACTAAGGGTATATGGATGCTAACGGGTACCCCCGCCGCGCAGTCCCCGCTGGATGCCTACGGTCTCGCTAAGCTGATTAACCCGAACAATACGCCCAAGTACTACGGCCAGTTCCGCGACCAAGTCATGATGCGGGTCAGCCAGTTCAAGTGGATACCGCGCCCCGGGTCACAAGCTGTAGTGCACCAAGTTCTTCAACCCGCTATCCGGTTCGAAAAAGATCAGTGTCTGGATTTGCCAGAAGTAACGTACGTGGAGCGTGAAGCCCCGCTTACGGCGCAGCAGCTTAAGTACTATAAAAAACTCAAGAGCCAGATGCTGGTTGAAGCTGCGGGCGAGGAAATATCCGTAGTTAACGCGGCGGCTAAGCTTAACAAACTACTCCAGATATCTGGTGGTGCAGTGTACGCGGATACTGGTGAGGTCGTGGAGTTCGACATTACCAACCGGCTTAACGCCGTCCTCGAAGTCATCGAGGAAGCCAGCCACAAGGTATTGGTGTTCGTGCCCTTCACACATACTATAGAACGGCTCAAGACTGCGTTTGACAAGCACGGTATTACATCCGAAATTATTAACGGTGCCGTGTCCGTGAACAAGCGGGCTAACATTATCACCCGCTTTCAGGAACAACCCGAGCCCCGCGTGCTCATTATCCAACCACAGGCNGCCTCCCACGGATTGACGCTGACGGCAGCGAACACCATCATCTGGTATGCTCCGGTAACTTCCGTTGAAACTTACTTGCAGGCTAACGCCCGCATCNATAGGCCCGGGCAGAAAAATGCCATGACCATTGTGCATATCAAAGGCAGCGAGGTTGAAAGCCGCCTGTACAACATGCTACAAAACAATATCACTAACCACGCAAAAATAATTGATTTGTACCGCCAAGAACTTTCCGATGGCGCTTGACATTGTCAAATAGAGATATAGGTTGCCTTCCCGGTTAGAGGAGCAACCATGTCAGAAAACGTAGAGCAGATAGTTACAGCGTATCTTAGGCTGCGCGAAGCTATCGAAGAAAAAGAAGACCAGCACAAACAAGAAATAGGCGACCTTAAGGAGCAGCTTGATCTACTCAGCAACCAACTGCTCACCGTCTGCGCCGAACAAGGCTTAGATGGTCTTAAGACCAATNCTGGTACTGTGTCCCGGCGTGTTCAATCCCGCTACTGGACGAGTGACTGGCCGTCTATGTACCAGTTCATCAAAGACCATGATGCCATGTACCTGTTGGAGCAGCGCATCCATAACAACCATATGAAACAGTTCCTTGAGGAGAACCCGGACACGCTCCCCATCGGACTGCAAGCAGAACGTAAATTCGTAATACAAGTCCGCAAACCTACGAGGAAGTAACATGAGCAAAGCTACAAACGTCACGATCTTTAAGGAAACCGGTGCAGTCAGCACCCAGAAGCGTGAGCTTAGCGACTTCGCTAAGTCCATGTTCAAGACCACCACCAACCGCCGTATTCAGACTAACACCAACGGCACCTTCAAGCGCATCGTCAACGGTGAGCAGGTCGGCAACGCCGTACGCGGCGAGCTTAACGTCATTATCATCAATTCGCTGCNGGAAGTGTCGCGTATTTATTACGCCGAGAAGTTTGATCCCAACAAGGAAGCTACGCTGCCCAATTGCTGGTCTAACCGTGGCGACAAGCCCGAAGCCGCCGCAAAGGACCCGCAGCATAGTAACTGTGCGGATTGCCCGCAAAACGTTAAAGGTTCGGGTGAGAACGGCGGCAAGGCTTGCCGCTACCAGCGCCGTGTTGCCGTCTTGCTTGCGGATGATCCGTCAGGTGACGTGTACCAGTTTAATATCCCCGCCAAGTCTCTGTTTGGCAAGGGCACCGGTAACTCGCATCCGTTCGAGAGCTATACCAAGTTCCTTAGCTCTAACGGCGAAGGCATTGACAACGTGGTGACCAATATCAGCTTCGACTCCAACGCTGACACTATGGAGCTGCTGTTTGCCCCGGTGCGTAATATCAGCGACGAAGAGCACGAACTGGTCCGCGCTGCTCAGGCCAAGCCCGAAACCAAGATGTACACGGCGATAACAGTGGCTCAGGCTGACGGCGTTAAGAAGCAGCCCGCCGCTGCTGAAGAAAAGCCCAAGGCTAAGGTTACCCGCAGTGATGAACCGGATGAAAGCGACGAACCGGTTAAGCGCGGCAACAAGAAGTCTGCGGACGCCGCTCCTGCTGGGAAGAAGTCATTGTCTGATGTGGTCGACGCTTGGGGCGCTGACGATTAACCATGAGCCACGGCTACAGCGTTAGGGTTGCTAACCTAAACAAAAAAGCCGACAGGCGGCATCTTGGCGTGCGGCTAGGCAGGGTGTGCATTAAGCGCGATATCCCTGTGTCCCTAGTTGCCGCCAAGATGGGCGTTAGTAGACAGACGATCTACAACTGGTTCTGTGGGTTCAGTACTCCTAACGCAGCCGTATCCGGCCATATCGCAAAGTTCCTCGCTATTCTTGGCAACTAACACATGTCCAACTTTGATCTCCTTAGTGCCGTACAACCGGACGGCGGCTGGTTTGCCGTCGTAGGGATCAAGGACAAAAGCGTAGTACAAAAGTTTGCAGAGACCAGAGAAGAAGTAGACGACATAGCTGCGGACTTTGCGGAGCAGCGCCGTAATGTGTTCTTCGGTGTTGCCAAGTATAAGACAGACGACAACCGCAGGAAAGACAACGTACAGAGCCTCAAGGCTTTTTGGTTGGACATAGATTGCGGGGAGGCCAAGGCCCGGGTTGACGAGAAGACCGGTAGGCCCGATGGCTACATAGACCAGCTTGCTGGGCTGCAAGCTCTAAAAGGTTTTTGTGAGCTTGTCGGTTTACCTGAACCGATCATCGTCAACTCGGGTCGCGGCCTGCACGTATACTGGCCGCTTACGGAAGCCGTATCCCGCGAGCAGTGGGAGCCCGTAGCCGAAAGGCTACAGCAGCTTTGCGATACCCATAAACTTTATGTCGACCCAGCGGTCTTCGAAGTTGCGCGCATACTGCGCATCCCCGGCACCTTGAATTTCAAGGATGACCCTCCTATCGAAGTGACAGTTCTCGTTGAGAACGAGCCTGTTGGGTACGAATACTTTAAACAACTGCTCGGCGTAAAAGAAGTTGTACCCGCGACAGCGCCGCCAAAACGCGAGCTTAGCGAATATGCGAAGTCCATGCAGGCTAATAACCTGCATAAGTTTGCCAAGATTATNCGCCGCAGCGCGAAGGGCGAAGGCTGCCAGCAGCTATTAGACTGCTACCAGAACCGGGAAACCTTGTCAGAAGTTCGCTGGTTCGACGCCTTATCTGTGGCCAAGTTTTGCGTCGACAAAGACACGGCTATACACAAGTTGTCGGAAGGGTACCCAGACTATAACCCTGACCGCACTGAAGCCAAGATCAGGCACATACTAGGTCCGCATACCTGTCGGGAGTTTGCCAAGAACAATGCTGGCGGGTGCGACGGCTGCCCGTCCAAAGACAAGATCACCAGCCCTATCGTGCTGGGCAAAGAGATAGCCGAGGCCAAGGAAGAAGTAGTAGTTCAAGCCGATGCGGTAGCGTATAA